GTAAAGCTATGCGTGTAAGTAATATCCCCAAAACCATAAGCAAAAACTACGTCAAAAGAAGTTGAACCATCAATATAATTAGCTACATTAATATAACCAATCTTTTGGTTAGAGTAGTCTTGGCTAAATGTAAAAGGTACATTAATACCATTTGCAGTAATAGTCGTTAAACCTTCCGTAATAAAATATAAAGGATAATCGCTATCATTATAAATAATATGATTTGTAATACTACTTAATATATTTTGCTGAAATTCTATAGTCCATAAACTATCTACTTCGGTATGGTATTTAAAACCATCTACTGCCAATACTGTTTGATTTGCTTGGTATTGTTCCGCACCTGATAAATAAATCTTTGCATCGATATAAACCCAAACGCTATCTAATAATGAAGTAGTGAACGCTCCATCTACTCCTATTCCGTTGTAATTACTTTTAACATAATCATTAACCAATTTATGAATATCAAAATTAATAGCACCTTGACCTACTTGCACTACTGATTTACTTAAATTATAAGTAGAAGTCGCTGGTTTGTCATCAACTTTATGACCTCGATATATAAATACTTCAGCAGTAATTTCGTCAAATGTAATACCTGGCGTTAGTTTGAAATGATACGGACTTCTTGAAAGTATTATTTGTTCGTCTAAAACTTCGGGAACTATTAAAGCAGGTATTGTATAAGCTTCAATTGTATAAGTTAACCAAGCTGAAGTATGCGCTGTTTGGTCGGGAAAATTAACAAATTCAAAAGTATCTGTACTACTATTAGAACCCCAAATTAACTCTACTACATTTCCAACTATTGAAACCTCATAATAAAAGTTATTGAAAAAATATGTTTCAACTGCGAGCTGATATGTTAGCCACAATTTAAAATTATTCGCAAAGTTGTTAATATTTGCGCCCTTTACAATTTCGTTGTTATATGGTGCGTCTTGGTTTGGTAATGTTAATAAATAAGGGTCTGTTCCATATTCAACAGTAGGAGTAAAAATTACTATCTTTTCAAATAATGTTACACCGTCTTTTTTAAGTCTAAAGTTTCTTTGGTTGTACCCTGTAATTGTACTTGTCGGAAAAGTAAATGTTATTTTTTGTCCCATTATTCTTTTAATGTAAATTTTAAAAATGATTCTACGTCTAAGCCGTATGCTTTTACTAATTCTTCAGGTAACTTTTTAAATCCATCTTCAAAAGGTTTGCTGAAAAACCTTGTCGGCTTTGTTCCTTTTAAATAAATTGAGCGTGTAATTAATTGCGCTGTTTGTTCATAACTCATAAATCTACCTGTTTCTCTATTTTTAAACTGAAACCTTCGAGCCTTAACCCAACCTCTAATCCCTTCAGTTAACCCGCCTTTTTTACCTGTGCCGCTACCAAACTTAAAAGGACTATCTGGCGCTCTTTGACTGCTAAATTTACCTTTAACCCCTTTGTCTAAAAATTGACCGTATTGCTCCATTTCAATATACGATTCAATAGAGTTCGGGTTTACTTTTTCAGTCGATTTAAGAGAGTTATAAAGACTTTTAGAAACATTTTTTTTGCCTTTAGTAAGGTTCGTTCGTGACTGCTTAATAACATATTTATTAAACGCCTGAAGTGTAGATAATGTTTCTTCTTTATTTAACATACCGTAACTTCATTTGTTATTGACAATTGTAAATCTACAGTCCAACCGTCTAAAGTATCTTTGAACTCATAAATCACTGGCAATAAACTTGGCTCGTTTAAAAGTTCAATATCTAAATTATTTCTTTGTAGTTTCAAATCCATTATTAATCTATTCAAAACAGCAAAGCAGGTATTTAAATTATCTAATTCGTTATCGTTCTTTAGGAATTTATCGGTACTCATTTTCTTTGAAACGTTACGAATATCTAAAACCTGAACTGTAAAATTAAAGATTGAAGTACCTTGACCGAAACTTCCATTCGTTACCATCAAATGCGCCATCGGAAACAAGTCTTTTTTATTTTCAGGTGCTTCTCCGTGTACTATGGTATTAACATCAATATCGTTTTCGAGTTGTGTTTTTAAATAATTGATAACTTTATAAAAACTATTCATACTTTTTAATTTGTTTGTTACTTTCGTTAGCCAAATCGACTTTAAACTCTAAAAACATTAGGAACTCGTGTAGTCGTAATTTAGTCGCTCTTTCAAAATCGAAGATATTTCCGTTAGCGACTGTAAAAATTGATTGATACCAACCCCATTTGCTGCCAAAGCTGTTTCCAAAAGTGTCCTGTTTTTCGGTTGTGCTAAATAATCCTTCATAGATATCAACAATTCGTTGCTTAAATTCCAAAAAAAAAGCATAGAACCTAAAACAATCTCTAAATTTAGTTTATTAAAGTCGGTGTGGTTTTCTTTATAATCTTCAATGTTATAAAGGTTTTTCATTTTATTGGCAATAGGTCTATAAAGTACTGTCATAGCTTTTGGATAGGTATCTTCAGTCTTTAAAAAAGATTCCAAGTTAATGTACTCCTCTGCTGTAATGTCATCTAAATTAGGAATAAAACCGTATTCTTTTCCATTATAAATAAAACGTTGTATGAATCTCGGTTGTTGTTTTAATACTTCGCTAATTTGCAAAACAATATCATTAAAATCTTTCAATTCTATATTTTGTGCATCATGTACGGATATATCGCAAAAGATGCTAACCATTGCTAAAGAAACAAAAGAATCACTTTGATTTTCCTTAATAACTTTTTGAAACAATAAAAATTGTTCTAATCTTATATCGCTTAATGATGTTGGTATTTTAATCTTCATATTAATATAACGTATTTAACCTAAAATGGTTTGTCCTTTTGATAATTTATGCAGCTGAAAATATACAGCGTATCTTAAAGCATCGATAGCGTGGTTAAATGCATCTACAGGAGTATCGCTTTTTTTATCGCTCCAGGTATAATTATTTAATTCCTTTACTACGTTTGTGCTATCAGGATCAATAATCAATTCATAATCCTGCATTAAACTCAAACCTGCTGTAACGCTTCCTGGTCCTTTAATAGTTTCTTTTATATTGTTACCTCGTATTCTTAATTCGTGTATCAATCTTGGTTCTGCACTATCAGCAATAATCAATTGATTATCGCAATACCTTTGATTTAATTCAAATATTTCGGAGGTTGTAAGTTTAGATTTATAAACTAATTCCTTTACATAAATTCGTTTATTTGACTTGTCTATTGATGTTTGTATTAATGTAGTCGGGTCAATTGAAAAACCAAAATCCTGTCCGTAAATAGATGGCGCAACCTCCTCAAACTTTCCAAGCTTCCAATTTGTAAAGACTACTCCTTCGGCTTTATCTAACCAACCGCCAAGAATAACGTGTCTATATTTTTCTTTATTATTTTCTCTTATGTTTTCAATTTGAGCGATAAAAGATTCTGAAAGGTATTCGATGTTATCTTTATAGTCCGTATGTATGTAAGTAGTATTTCCGTTTATCAAATTGGAAGCTGGTTCTACTCCTTTGCTCTCGAAAAACTTCTTATAAATAAAGTGTGTTTTAGTCGTTGGATTTAAAACTAAAATAACTCTATTTTGTTTTGACTTATCCCTAATCGAAAAATCAATCTTATCGAATACATCTTCGTCTACAAGTTCTTCAGCTTCATCTAAAACCCAAGTTGTTATTCCTGCTAACGATTTTAAGTTAGCCGTTTGAGTTCCGCTGCTTGTTTTAATACCTTTAAATAGTATTTTAGAACCTGTCTTTAAATTTACTATTTCGTCTTTAGTAATATAAAAATCTTGGCTTAAATCAGCTGTTTCAATCTTGTCTATAAATTCAGGAATAATAGAAATGTGCGCTGAAGTTAAAGTATATCGAGTAAATAAAATAACGTGTCCGACCTCGTATGTTAACAAAAGTAGAAAGGAGTTCACAGAATACGACTTCCCTGAACCCCTGCCTCCTGTAACTACAAAGTACCTACTATCCGAACCTAATATATTATATTTTTTACCTATTGATATTAAACACATCCTTAATATTAAAGTCGTTTATATTATGAGTAGTTTCTACTGTTTCTTTAGGTTTGCCACATCCATACTCAATTAGCAATTTAGCTGCTGCAATTCTATCTCGTGAATTTTCATTTTCATTTCTCATTATAGCTGCAATAGTTTCAAATGAATCTTTAACGTGTGGACTTGCTAAATTAACTCCCTTAAGTTCATCTTTTACGGAAGGTCTACCAGCTTTACCCGCAGTCGAATGTCCTCCGTTATTCTTTCTATTATCCATAATTAATATAAATTAATTAGTTAAATTTATTTTGAATTATCGCAAAGTACTTTTAAATCATTTATAACTGCTTTGCGTATATTCTCATTAAACGTAGAAATATCTAAATTGGTATTAAAAACATCGTTATAAATTTTTATCAATTCCATATCTGACAAACTATCTAACTTTGCAATTAACTTAATTTGCGCACGATTTAAAGCATTAACTTGTTTAAATGGGAATAGTTTATTCAAAATGTTTTTTCTTTTCTCACAACCAACGCACGGCTTTATTCCAACTGCTTCAGTTAGTTTTGCGATTGAATCTCCCAGTCCTTTACCTTTTGACATAGTATTGTTTTAAATTCGTTTCTTATCCTGATTATTGTGGCTCGTGAAATTCCGCTTTGCCTTGCGAAATTATTAACTCCATCTTTAGTTGAAAAATTAACAATCAATTGTTTATAGCTTTTAAGTTCTTTTAGCGATTCTTCATAAGCTGCTGTAAAATCAATTTCTTCATTTTGTTCTGTGTATTCCTCCTGGTAGTAAACCGTTTTTTCTTTTACTTTATTTTTTCTATATTGATCCAAGAATATATTCTTTATAACGCAATAGATATAAGAATGGTTTACTTCTTTATCTAACGTATGCATTTTTAAATACATTTCTTGTACCAAGTCGTTAGCATCATCACGGTTTCCGCAAATCTTTAATGCAAACTTTATCCAGTCCTCGTGATGTTGTGCTAACTTCTCAATCATAATGTCAAATATACTTATTATTTTTTAAAATATAAGCTACTAACGAAAAACATATTCCCATCATAAACCCTATAACTATTCCTTGTGCAAAATCTTCTATCATAATTTTATGCTTTACTTATTAAAAAATTCCATAACCAAATCGCTTTTGGTCTTATAAACTCGTATGCTATCCAAACTAAAATATATTTCATAGATTTTCTATTTCTTGTTTAACTTTTTGCCAATAAATAACGTAAATACTCATTGCGTCATAAGAATATAAACTCGCATCTAAAACCTCATCTACTGCTATTAATGCAGATTGTTTAGCTTTATCATTGTCTGCAATTATATCTCTATAAAATTTAAAATATAATTCAAATGCTTTTTGTTTAGGTGTCATATTTTTTTATTTTTAATTATTGGCACTTTTTTAATTTAGTGCCGTATTATAGTTATTAATTCTGTCCCTAATATTGTTTAAATTTGGGACTAAAAAATTTAATCAATTATACATAAATAAACTTTTTCCCCACTCACATATTGAACCCTAAACAAATCACCCTCATTAGGCGGTAATTCGTTGTTCGGCAAAGTTAGTACAATAGTTTTATCTAAAAATTTTTTACTTTTCATACCTAAATGAAACATTATAACCCCTACCGCTGCTATCAAAATAGCTATAAATACTACTCGCATTTTTCTTTGCATTTAATTGAACAATATAAATCTTTTGTAAATCCTGTGCTTATAATTTTACTGCATTTGTGGCATAGTGTTCCTCCAATTCCTGAATTGAACTTATGTATAGGTTTAATTAATTCCCAATAATAATCACAATTTAAAGGATCTACATTAGGACTTTTACAAAACCACGATTGTCTAAATTTACTCGGTTCGGCTTTAAATCTATAGCAATTATCTTTTATATTGCAATTAATCCCTTTGCAAAGTGATATATCTGGCATCTTCTTTTATTTTTTTAAGTACTTCTTTTGCTTGTTCTTTCAATTTATATTCTTGCTCATAAATCGATAATCTTTGCGTTAACGGTTTTTTAATTCTTTTATTTGCCATTTTCCAATTCTTCTAAAACTTTATAATCATTAATTGTGAACAATTTCATCTCTTTTTCCCACAAACTGTGCCTGTTATCTTTGCGTAGTGCCTCAATAATCTTTAAATAATGCCATCTTACCTCTGGCATTTCTTCTAACTTTATTTTTTTAGGCTTTTTACGTTCCATTTCTCGATAGTGAATGTACTTAACATTATTAAGTCTAAAATCAATATCTTTAAATAAATCAGCATTTTTATTATCAAATGCTATTTTAACCTCATTATATTCTTTAATATTTTTATAAAAATCTTTTCTTTGAAAATAGTGAAACCCTGTTGCGTGATTGCATTTTAATTCTTTGCAAATGTTTAAATTATTTCTGCCATTTGCAATCTCCTGATCCATATAAATTCCTCGTAAATAAACAAAATGCGGTTTTCTATTCTTAATTGTTAAATCTACTTTAAATAAGTCTTTGATTTCTGTTAGTGTCATAATTACATTTTTTCTATTTCTTCTTTCACTTCCGACCAATAATCAAAATATAGGCTTTCTTCGTCTACCATTCCAAGTATTTCATCAATTGCAATTAATGCGCATTTTTTAGCATTATCAATTGACATGTAATGATTAGGATCATTTTCTATTCCGTGCATTGATAGCACTAATTTTTCGGCTTTGTTTTTTACTGTTAACATAATTTTTATCTTGTTATTTCGATTACTTCTTTTACTTCATAGTTTTCAATATTCATCATTTTAGCGTACTTGTGTACTTCTTGAATTGTTTTAAATGACCTATCAGAAGATCCCTGAATCTCTCTGTAATAAATGTATTTTATTATTCTTTTCATTTTGTTTTATTTTATTGCGTTTAAAAGTTCTGTTTGTGTTTTTAAAATGATTCAATTTGTATTTTTTCTGCTGAAATGATAAATGGTATTAGTCTTCGTGTATATCTTCAAGTTCAGCATCAAATCCATTAATTTTTAAATGCTTTACTAAATCATCTAATTTTTCAGAAATAGCCATAATTAAATTAATTTGTTTTTCTAAAAATTCGTGTTGAGATTTTTCTAAATCCCATACTACTAATTGAATTTTAACGTTTTCATTTACTGAAATTGATACTCTGTCTTCGTAAATTGAAATTTCCATCTTTATTTTAATTATTGGTTAGTGTATCTTCCTGTACTGTATTTAGCATCGTTTAAATCTTTTTTCATTTCAGCTATATAAGCCGTAGCGTTTCTTTTAGCAGCGGCAGAAACTGGCTGTTTTGCTTTTGCGTAAACTTTAACTTTTCCAAATTCAGCATCTATAATTTCGATTGTAGAAGTTTGAAACATTTTCACTTTACCTTTCACATCTTCTGTAATTGTGAACGCTCCTTTTTCTCCTGTTACTTTGTAAGTTGTTCCGTTGTTGATGATTGCTTTCATAATATTTCTTTTAGTAGTTGTTGTTTTCTTTAGCAAATATCGTAATAAATTTTAATTACGCAAGTATTTTTTCAAGAAATTTTGATGTATCGGTACATTTTTTTTCAATCCACTCATTTACAGCATCTTTATAAAGGCTATCAATCCACCAATGTAACTTATAAGTTCCGCTTCCTTTAAATATTAACCCATTTTTAAAGGTATGCTCAAGGCGATTTGGTGTTTTAATTTTAAAAGCTTCAATCTTGTCGGCTAATTTCATTTAGTATATTTTAAAACGTATAAACTCCTCTCCTTTTTTAACTATAGTTTTAAAAGTATGCAATTCGTATATAAAACGATCATCTACTTTATACTTTTTTACCAAACAATCTATAAAAGTTTTAACACAATTATCAATATCACTCGCCCTGGAACTAAAACCAAATTCCAAAGCAAGTTTTATATTTGTTTCATCAGGTATCTCGATTTTATTCGGCAGCAATCTTAAACACTGAACTATAAAGATATCATATTCTTTTGTCCTAAATTTACGCCCTTTAAAAGCGTTATTAATAGACATCGGTTTTATGTGTAGTTTTATCTCCATTAGAATGATACTTCTTTTTTATTATTAACTACTATTCCTTCTTCAATTTCGTACGGCAACCAATCTTTATTAATTCCAAACATTAAGGTCTTAAATTCCATATTACGAGAATACTCGCATTTTGCGCTTGAAATTTCTTCTTCTTTATCTATAAAAACAACTGTTTCAGCTTTCTTTAAAACACTTGATCCAACGTGACCTACAGGTTTAGCAGTTCCAAAATTCTTGTGCAAAATTCCTGTTATATGCATTTGTTCTTTTACTTCTTTACGTGCAGTCCATTCGAGTAGCTTCTCGGTTAGTCCTGTAGCTTGTTCTAAACTATTAAAATCGGTTACCAAGTCTACATATCCATCTATAGACATCAATCCAATGTCTTTTTTAAATTCGCTTTCATAAACTAACCAATTGATAAACTCAAAACGCTCTTTGGGCGAATACGTTCTTAAAGAAAATGTTTTGTATAAATCATAGTTAGAACCAACCAAATCTAAAACCCTTCTAACTACTCTTTGAGTATGGTGCTTTGATTGTTCGGTGTCAATTGATATTATTAATTTATCGTTAGTATTATGACCTTTTATAGATGGATTATAGATATTAGAATAACCTCCAATATAAGCAGCTTCAATCATAGATTTAAAAAAAGTTTTTCTACTTTTAGAAGCTCCAACAATACAAGAAAAATCACCATAAGAGCCAAACGGAATCGGGTAATTTGTGCCTTTATATTCCGAACTGCCTATACTTATTGCAACTGGTTGAGGTTTTATTTCTTCCGAAGGATCAACATAACTATTTTTAAAAATATCTAAAAAGTTTGTGCCTTTTACTATTTCGTTTTGTTTTCCAATTTCTATTTTTGGTATATTAATTTCCATATTTTTACTAATTTTTGTTTTTGAAATTAATAATACAGTTTGTAATTGCGTTATTAATCGATTTGAATACGTTTTCCTTTGTGAATTTACCTAAAACATATATTTGTATACTTTTTTTATTTTCTTCTATTAAAACGACCTGTTTTGCTTCTTCTTCTTTTGTCAATTGTTTTAAATGATCCGTATTAATTCCGATTGATTTTAAATACTTATTTAATTCCAAGTGATTTAATCTATTTAAGAAATCATCACACGTTTTTTCTAATGGTGCATCTAAAACCTCATTTAGTTTTTTAGTGGCAAACTCAATATCCTTGTAATATTCCAATTCGTGCATAAGACAATAAACATACATCTTGGCAAAAATAGTATTTTCCTGAAACGCTTCTTTATTTATTTCATTTGTTTTTTCTGCAATGCTTACCAAGCAGTCTAAATCAAATTGGCACGGCTTAATATTTTCCTTTGTAAATCTATCAAACAACCATTCAAAAGACTTTTTTAAATTTGGTTTACTCATAGTCTATCTTGTTTAGGTTTTGATTTTTTAATTTCTTGAGCGTATTTTTGCATTTTATCAGGTCGGCTTATAAATTCCAATGTTAAATATTTAGGATTTTCTTTATGGTAATCATCGTTAAAACAATTTGTAATAGCGTTAAGAATATCTAATTTAGAATACCCTTCTTTTAACCTTGCGTTTATTTGCCTTTTAGATTTATCACAAACTACTTTTAGTTTTTTTCCTGTTATAGAATTGAATTGTAAAAGAAGTGCATCCCAATTGACCGAACGGTCATTATCGTTTATTGGTTTATTGGTTATTGGTTTATCTATACTATCAATGCTTTCATCTTGCTTTGTCACGTGCTTTACTATTGCTTTATCAAGTGCTTTATCAAGTGCTTTATTAAAATTTGATAGTGCAATTATGTTAGCTGAATATTGATTTTTACTTCTTTGGATCATTTTTATAAAACCCCAATCAACTAAATCATTTAAAGTTTTTACATAAGTATTATAAGATTTTATACCTATTGCATCTTTTGCCATTTCAGTTGGAAAACCAAATTTTTCTCTCCATCCTAATCTATTACAATGTTCAATTGCAAAAAAATATAAAGCGGAATGGTTAGGACTTATTTTTTCAGGATTTTCAAAACTCCAATCAAACCATTTTCGAGATAATTCATAGCTATTCATTAGAAACCTCGCTTTCTGTAATTTTGTTTATTTCTGTGCGAAGTGTTTTGGCAAATTTAATAGCGGTACTTTTATCAATTTCAATGTATTGATCTCTACCATCAAATTCTCCAATAATAATTTGAATATAATCTTTATTACAAGAATATAATTCAACCGTTTTTTTCTTTACTTCAATAAACATTTCGTTTTTTGAGTCTAAAAATTTTAATTCAAAATTTGCCATAATAATAACGGTTTTAAGATACCGATAAACTATTTAGTTAAAAAGTAAAATCCCATCAAGTTGGCTGGTGTGAGACTCGCCTTCCTGATAGGATTTTTATAATATTTTCGGTTTTGTAACGTGTCTCACTACATTACAGCTACAAATATAATACTTTTTTTGAATAAATAACAAAAAGATATAAAAAAACCGCTAAATTTCTTCAGCGGCTAAAACAAAACGTGTAAATATACTAAAATAAAGTTTCTTGTTTTATACTTTCTTTAAATCTTTTTGCAGCTTCTTGTAAATTTAACTTAGCTTGTTTAAAGTAACTATCTTTTAATTCGATACCTATTGCTTTTCTACCCATTGAAACAGGGCTAAAAACTTCACTACCTACACCCATAAAAGGAGTTAAAACAATTTCTCCAGGATTAGAATATAATTCTACAATTCTATCAATTACATCTAATTGCAAAGGGTGTACGTGTTTTTCGTCATCTTCTTCTTTTGAATCTCTAAAAGGTAAAACATTATCAATTCTAATATCATCCCATACACTGGATGCATAACGTTGCCAGATATAATGATTCAATTTAGTTATTTTGTCATCCTCGTTAATATTGTTTAAATGATTCCAAAGTTGCACCTCGTTTAAATCTGAATTATTAGCATTATTCCAAGCTCTTAAAATGTTTGGTAAAATTGGAATTTCACCTGCATAATGATTCATTCCAAAAGGATGAGTTACTGGAACTTCATTTTCTCCTTTTTTAGTGAATACTAAAACATAATCAGGCATAGCAGTAAAACACTTTGTTGAATCTTCTACAATAAATTTGTGCATTAAAGACTGGACCATAGTACGCATACGAACTTTTAAAGGTTCTTTCCAAATAGTTATTCTATTTCTATAATCAAAACCGTACTTCTCGTGTATTCTAATTACTTCGTGTGGAAAGTCCCAAAGGTGACAGGTATTTGTATGAACATCCGTAACGTGTACCGCATTAATACGACCTCTTTTAGTTACCCTTGCCATTTCTTTTACCATAAATTCATATTGATCTAAGAATTGTTCTTTACTATCGCAATTAGAAAAATCTTTTTCCGAACTCGAATAATTGTATAATCCTGCAAAAGGAGGACTATAAACAACTAAGTCTACACTTTCAGTGTCTAAAGTTGGTAACACTTCCATACAATCTCCATTATAGATTGCGTAATTTTCTGTAATAATTTGATCTTTTACCATTTTGTTTCGTTTTTAAAATTTAGGTTTAATAATTTGTTTGTTAAATTCTTTTACTTTGTGTTCAAATGAACGGTTTACGTTTTCTGTTAGATTTCTATGTAATTGTATTGCTTTTTGTGTTTTTTGTTCTAAGGCTTCCAGTACCCTTGTTTGACCATCTGAAATAACCATATCAATACTAACGTTTTTTGTTTGTCCAAACCTCCAAAAACGTCTTATAGCTTGGTAATATTGTTCATAACTCCACGTTGGAAAAAATACTGAATGATTGCAATGCTGCCAGTTTAAACCCATAGAAGTCATTTTTGCCTTTGTAATTAGTCTTTCAATTTCTCCATTTGCAAAAGCTAAAAGTATTTCTTCTTTTTTATCAATACTTTGAGATCCTATAATTTCAATAGCATTTTTATCTGAACTTTTTAAAATACTACTTTCGTTATTAGTATTACACCAATATACTGAAGTTTTATTTTTTGCTAATTCAATAGCTTTTTCACATCTTTTTTCTTCCGTTTGCTTTTGTTCATAACGAATTTCATTAAAATTTTTAGCTACTATATTAAACATTTGTAATTGACCATCTATAGAAATTTGGCTATCATTTGTAACTATATGTTTATTTACAATTAATTCAGGTAAATTATAACGATCATTTGAAAAACCCAAATCACTTGGCATTTTTGCCATAATTGACCATTGATTAACCCAAGCAAAAAAGTCTTTTTCTGCGTGTGGTTTTAAGTAAAACTTTTCTCCAATATTTCTATTAGTTGAATCAATTGCATTATTATTTTGTTTAAAAAACTTACCTAACATATCCATATACCCCATGTACCCCAACGCCTCAGAACTTGTACCTAATTCTATAAAGTCGTTAGGTGATGGAGTTGCAGTACTTAAAAATCTATAAGGTATTTTCTTAACAAAGCTTGTTACTTCTTGTTTAATTTTACCATCAAAGTTTTTTAAAATACTACTCTCATCTAAAATAACTCCTTCAAAATCATTCTCATTAAAATAGTGTAATCTTTCATAATTACAAACAACTATTTTTTTAGTATGCTTACCATCTTTTGAATATTCAATATCATCAATACCTAACTTTTCAGCTTCTAAAATAAATTGAAACGCAACCGCTAAAGGAGTTAATATTAATACTTTTTTATTTGTATGGTTTACTATGTTTTTAGCTAAAGATAATTGTACTAAAGTCTTACCCAATCCAGTATCTAAAAAAACAGCACTACGACCTTTTAAAGTAGCTTTTTCAATAACGTGTCTTTGAAAGTCAAAAGCAATATCAGGAATGTAATTTGCTTTAAACCCATAGTTGCCTATTGAGTGTCTTTTTGTTTCTAAAAATTCTTTGTAATTTGTCATTTTGTGTTTTGTTTTATTATTTATATATGCAAATGTAGTAATAGTTTTTTATTATGCAAATAAAAAGCAAAAAAAAATCGGTTAAATTAATAACCGATTTAATTTGTATTAGAAAACGTGGGTAATTCGGGCGATTTGACCGTTATTTTTGCAGTGCAAAAAACCCTCTACTGCTTTTGGCGAATGTTGGTAACCATTTCTACTATGCCAACTATCAGCACTTGATGGACTTCTTAAAGATTCAACTGTAATCCCTACGTAATCTTTACTTGTCTTGTGGTGTACGTGGTGTGTATAAACGTATCTATGTTTTGTTAAACTCCATTCAATAGGGAACTCTTGTGCCATTAATAAAGGTAACAATTCCTGTTTTGCTCCATCACCGTGAGTAGTTCCAATAAGATTGTTATAGTATCTAAAACCTTTACGATGTGCTATCGAAGTATCAAAAGTAATATTTTGACAATTTTTAAAATAAGTTTCAATAACCTGAGCTAAAAAGAAGCCATTTGTATAATCGTGGTTTGAAGGATTAAAGCAAAAATGAACGTCTGCAATAGGTAAAAGTATTTCTAAAACATCAATATAAAGATTTTTAGCTATTATAAAGTTTTCAAACCACATACCATCGGTATCTTGTGGTGTTCCTGAAGTAGTTGTACGTTTTGGGTTGTCAATATGTAATATATCATTACCTCCAATAAATAAAATCTTATCAATATTAAAAGAAGAAACCTTTTGTAAAATACCTTTTACTCCTGCTAAAACTCTATGTACTGCAATTTGATTGTTATAATCTTCTCTAGTTTCAAAGTGTTTTGATAGCTTACCGATGTGTATGTCTGCAGGATCTAAAACTAATAAATAAGAATCTTTGTTTTCAATTCGTTCTAACTTTACAAAAGTCGGAGCGTATTCCTGTAAATCTTTTATTAAAGTTTTTGTAAGGTCTTGAAATTGTTTTTCGTCTGCTTTCTCAAATAGTGGATTCGTAACTCTTACACTTTCATTTTTATTTTTTAACCATAACATCGGAACTGTTTTAGGGTCAACTCCTACGTTTTCACAAGCATTGATAACTCCTAAATTATTTCTTAATCTGTTGATATGTTTTCGGAAGGAATCGGTGTAATTATCTTTTAAAATTTCTTGGCCTATTTTACTATCATTTAATCCTTTTTGCAATAATTCTATAATCTGATCATTGTATTGTGAATATATACCCATTATTTTGGTTATTTGATTAAAAAAAAATACGCCCCGTTTTGAGGCGCATAAATATACTAAATTAAATCTGACAAATCCACTGACAAAAACCCTTCAGGTTTTACAATTTTGCCTTCAGGGCTTAATAAAACTTCCCCATTTGGGAACTTTGTCATATTGTTTAAATGAACTCTACGAAATGCTTCTGAAAATATATCCTGCATTCCGTGAAAATTGATGCTACCATATAATACATAAGCCATATCGCATAAAGCATCTAATATTTCTACTTTGTCTTCGTTATAACACGCTCCCAAATACTCTAAATTTTCCTCTTTCATTAGCTTGTATCGCAATTCACAATTATTGTAACTGTTAACCGTTGGTAAATCGTTTACAATTTGTTGTCCTGTTTTCTGAAATTCTCTAACCTCGTTTAACATAAATTTCTATTATTTGTTGGTTTGTAAAATATTGTCCGTGATATAAAAAACCGTCTTTAACTTTAACTAAATTCGGTTCTGTATCAATCCATTCTATTAATTCAGCTATTTTATTTGTTTCCATTTTCTTTATGTTATTTTATATACGCTTAATTGTCCTTTTTGAAACGATTCTTTAATCTGTTGCTTTTCCATTTCTTTGGCTTGTTCAAAAATATTATTTGAAAATACAAATCCAAATTCAATTTTTAATTTTTCAGTTAACCATTCTACTGCTGTTTGTTTATTTTCCATTGTTTTTAAGTTTTTGTAAGTATAAAATTGCATCCATTAACTCCTCTTGTAAGTGATTTAAAAAGTCATCAGTGTTATTTTCGTGTAAAGTTGTTCCGTACTTCTTAATGCCTATTTTAGAGCGTTCTTTGAACTTGTTTAATACTTGGCTTACTACTTTGTCTTTTTTCTGTTTTGTTTCAGGTTCAAAATAATTCTCTAAATTTTCTTTTAAAAACATATATCCACTTGTTACATAATAATTAGAAAAATCAGGGTCTTCATATATTGTATATTCTTTTCCTACTTCCAAGCCTATTCTATTTTTTTTTGCTATTCTTTTCATCTTAATATCTTTTTTACCAATCCTTCTATACTTTTAGGATCTTTGTTATACGCTTCTAAAATTTGGCTCACATTTTGCATTTCCCAAATTGGAACGGATGCAATTGTTTTTATAAAGTTGTCATAAGTTTCATAAATAATTACAGCAGCTTCCTCTTCTTTTTTAAACATTTTATCAAAATATTTCCATTCAATAGTTTTCAGTTGTTCAATAAAATTATTTGTAAATTTTAATAAAACTTTTTTAAAATAGTTATCTGATTTCATTCCAGCAATATAATAACTCAAAACTTGTGAACTTATAACGATGTGATTAATTCTATTTTCTTCTGGTATCATTTTGTTTTTTGGTTTTAATTACCCCCTAAATTAATAGGGGGATTTTATTAATACTAAAATGGTAAATCATTTTCTATTTCTTCTGGTGTTTCTTCTTTTGAATCAGCTTTAAATATTTTCCAAGCTGATAATTTTGTGAAGTATTTGCCATTCCATTCATTACATCCAACGTTAAAATCTACTTTTACAGATTGCCCTACTTTATTAAATTTAATAAAGTTTTCTACTTTCTCATCTCCGAAAATTTCAAAGCAATAAAGGTTGTTATATTGTTCAGCTGTTTTTAATAAGAAACTTTGTTTTTGCCATTGTTTACCATCTTTTGACTGTCCTTTTTCTAATGGTAAAATGTTTTCGATTACTCCTGTTACTTCTAAAGCCATTTGTTTATTTATTTAGTGATTAATATTTAGTTTTGAACTTGTGCAATTATTACACAAGTTGTTATTGTTGTTTAATAATTTTTTTCTTGTTCAGCTGTTACGCTGTATTTAGTCTTAATTTGCGCCATTGTTGCATTAGTTGCCTTTGCTTTGGCTAATATTTCAGCCGTTGCCATTGGTTTAGCTTGTACCGCTTTTTGTGCATCGTCATCCTCAGAACCAATACCACAAATAGAACTTAAACTATAACGACGTGCATAAGTTACACCGCTCCCGTATGCCTGTGCATCATTTGTGTTTTTACAGAATATTTCTGCCAAAGATTCGAATATTTCGCCCGATTCATGCATTAAAACCGTCTTTACAAAGTTTTTCCCTTCGATATTAACTAACGGTTGTAATAATACAATACCGTTATTATTTAAAGCTGGAACAACTGCTGCCAAAACATCGTTTAAATCTGCGTACTTATTTTTAAAGAATGGATTAACACTACCTTTTTTTGGTGTTATCATTTCTAATTGTGCTTTTACTAATGCGGATGCTATATTTTTCATAGTATTAAAATTTAATTGTTATACTTGATTTGCGTGGCGTTGTGCTTACTCTTGGCACATCATTACCATAAGCATCAATTACGCTTTGTTTTTGTGCTAATTTAAGTAATTCAGCACGTGCATCCAAATCCGCTTTTAATTCTTGGTAAATTGCATCCTCTGAATAGTTAATCGTATTACCCCCGTTTACTGGCGTAAATTCAACGCCCATAACAGTCTGTTTTTCTTCGGTAATATGTTTACGTGCTTCTGTCATTGCAGTTGTTATAACCTCGCTTAAACGTGCTAAATTTGCAATAAATTCCATTTTTTCAACGTTGCCATTATCCAGTAAATCGGTAACAAGTTTTAAACCTACTTTTTGCGCTTCTTTTTTTGTGAAACTTGCATCGTACATTGTTACGAAATCCTGCGCTCTTAATTCTAAAAATGTTTCTGAATTTGATCCCATCTTATTTACATTTATTTATTAAATCCTCAATTCTACTTTTTGTTCCTGATGCGTTTAATTTTGCTATCTCTAATAGTATATCTAATTCTTTTAATATTTCTATTTGAACATCGTAAAAAGCGTGAACGTGTCCGCTATAATATGCTTCTGTTAAGTTGTCCCAACCGTTAACAATTTCGGCTTCTACTTCTATTTTATTTATTGGTGATGTACTATCAAATCTTCCATCCTTCCAAGCGTCGTAACTATTCATAATTAATTGATTTTAGTGTAAGCGTTGCACATTTGTTCGTTATCAGCAAAATAGATATTTTTAATCTTTTGCATCCACTCGTTAAATTTTTCTTTGTTTTCCATTATGCTCTAAAGATAAAGTTAAGAATAAAGATTATCGCTAAAATGTAAGCAAATCTAATTTGGTAGTCTAATTTTAAAAGAAAGTTTTTCATGGTTTGTTTTGTTTTTGTTATTAATATTTGTCAAAGATAGTAATTAAATTTAATTACGCAAATAAATAATTAAAATAATTAATCAAAAATTGAAACCTGGTTAATAATGGACTTTTTTTCTATGCCTAAATATGTTTCAAAAATAGTTTTTCCTGCTTCATAGTCCACTAAATTACGTGCTATTTTATCTAATCTTTGAGTTCCTTTATATTGTCTAAAATCATAATCGTGAAATTCGCACCATTTATTAACTTCGTCTTTACTTTCCATTATAGAAGAACTTCTTTCATTTAAATCGCTTGGTAAATTAAAATTACTCCAGTATAAATGCCGACCTCTTTTTTTTGCAGGAATTAACGGATCATAATAAGGAATAACATTTTCAACACAATACTTACCATCAAAATAATTATCTAAAAATATTACTTCTTCATATAATTTTAAGTCTGGATAAATTGCACTTGTTGTATTTTTTCGTGCAAATCTTGCTCTTGAATGACTTGGACACGGTGGCGAACTCCATATAAAATCAAATTCTTTGTAATGGTCTAATAAATATTGATGTGCATCCGTAACTATTACTTTATCATTTGGAAAACGTTCCTGATATAATTTTGCGAGTTCCTCATCCCATTCAACAGCAGTAACCTCAATATTTGCAACCTCATCCCATTTGTAACGATTTCCACCTAAACAAGCATATAAATTTAAAACCTTTATTTTATTTTCCATAATAATTCTTTTTTATTTTTTCAAAAGTTGAAAGTTTCATTTCATACAAATCGGTTAAATACGGATTAAGATTTTGTTTTTTAATTCCGCATTTCCTTGAAAACTCGGCTTTTGTTAAGCCTGATTTAAGGAATAGTTCTTTTAGTTTTTTATTCATAGTTTTAGTTATTTTATTTTTCGAAAAAATCAATTTCGTTTTTATGTTTTGTAATCTTTTTGTACTCTAAAATATTTACATTATTTTTATTAATCTTGTCAGCTACAAGAGTTATGCTTTTAACTGTTTCGTGGTCAAGGGTTCCACGTCTTACGTCCATTAATACGCCTGTAAGCATTTCATTTAACTGCTTTGCGTTTTTTACTTCGAAATTTAAATCTCTTTTACTTTCCATTTTTTAATTCTCTTTTTAGTTTAATTATTAATCTTTTTGTTTCAATCATTTCTTTTGGTACATCTATACATCTATATAATTGTTTAATATAAGTATCTGTCAAATGTTTTGAATGATATTTGCTTATTGTAACATCTATTTTATATTTAGTCCTTGTTTCTGAATATTGTTTTTTCCAATTTTCTTTATAATCAGAAATATTACAATTCATTTCTTTACATCGCTTTTTTATTCTATTTTGCTCTGTTTTTTTATTATTACAACTTTTACAAATTGCTCTAAATAAATGATAAATTCCTATTCCGTTTTTATTTTGTTGCTTAATTATTCTAACAAAAAAATAATCTTTAGTTTTTGGAAAATCTAATTTACAACAAGTGCATTTTTTTATATTATCCATTTTTTATTGTTATTAATATTTGACAAAGATAGTAATTAAATTTAATTACGCAAACAAAAATAAAAAAAACCTTATAAAATTAATTACAAGGTTTTAGTTTCGACCAGAAGACACCCTAATCCCGTTTAAATTACCTACTCAACTTATGAGCAAATGCCTTAACAATTAAATCAGTTGGTAAATACTTAACAATTAACCTTAACCATCTGCCAGCGTTAGTAGTTGCAGGACTTTCACTATATTTAATAGCTACTTCTTTTAATGCTAAATTAATCAAATCTTTTTTTTCCATTTTGTTACTTTTTAAAATAAATTTGTGATTCTTTAATTCTTCTACGTTCTAATCCTTTTGACTTTTGACCGCCTGCGTTAACCCATTTTAGAAACTCGTTTGCAATTGCAATTTGATTGTGATCCTTATTAATTAATTTTAATAATGTACTATTTTTTAGGTTACCCATCCCTACATTATAGGCAAAAGATACAACCGCATTAAATTGATTTTGATTAAGTGGCGCACTTACTAACTTGTTTACTTCTTTAGCAAATGAATTAACAACGTTTTCAAGCAATATAAGCGCATCTTCTTTACTTATTGGACTATCTAACATTGTAACCTTTTTACCATCTTTATAATACGTATTTCCGTATCCTATTGTCGCTTTTTTAGCAGGGCAAAGATAAGGTTTCAAAGATAAACCTTCGAATTCTGCTATCAATAATAAACAATCTTTATTTATTTGCATCTTGTATTTCGTTTTTAAATTCCTTCCCAAATATAATCATTTTTTTAAACTCTTTTACGAATCTTTTACCCGTAATTTTATAAAAGTTTTCGTCTATTGAGTTTAATTCTAACCATATTAAACCAACGCTAATAACCTTTGTAATTAATAAAGGTATTCCAACTATCATTTTAACGAATTCGCCTAATAAATTGATCTCTAAAACGTATATAATTATCAAACAAATATTATAAGATAAGAATTTTAATACTAATCTTTTAACAAAAGTAGGGCAAAATTGCTTATTCTTAAATGAGTTTATCACTTCAAGTAAAGCATCGGCCACAATAAACGTGCAAACGGTGGCCATTAACGGGTATATTGGAGCGATAAATGCCAAAGCAATTCCTATAAATGTAATCGGTTCTATTTTTTTAATTGGTAATGTCATAATGCAAAATTTAAAAATAATTCATTTTTATAGGATTATATTCTATTAAAGGCAAATCTTTAACCCATTGAAATAATTCATTTGTACATTGATTTACTTCCTCAATTGAAATAAACCAATTTCCATCTGTATCTAAAGTAGGATTAAAATATTGTACACCGTCATAAGTTTGATTGATTAAAGTTTCTTTTTGTTCTGTTGTTAATTTATATTTTTTCATTATACCTGACGAGATAAAGTTGTGTTAAATGCTTGTACGGCTGTATAAAAATTAGATACTTCTGTATCTGATAATCCATCGCCTATTGATGCAAAAGCACATTGTTTATTTGAGTATTCGATTGGAGTAGTATTATTCGCTCCTAAATAAAACTTACTATTTGGTTGCACATTTGGATTGCTTAATGTCAAAGTACTTCCTTTTTGTACAGCGTTCATAAATAATTTAGCAGAAGTTTGCGAAGTTCTACTACCTACTACCATTCCAAGTGTATTTGTGTCTGCATTTAAGATTAAACTTGAGATATAATCTCCAGCCACAAACGCTTTTCCAGCTCCTGCGTAATATTGGTCAATTGCTATCATTTTAATAGTTGCTAATTCTCCGCATCCCATATCAACCTCTCCGCCTGTTGTTTTTTGAGTCCGTGAATAATGCCCCAAATGGTAATTGTTATTGGTCAATGATGTTAATGCGTTTAAAAATGTATCTGCATAAGCGCCTCCATTTGGTAATGCTCCTGTACTTGAATGTGTCCATCCCCCATAAAATTCTAATCTAAAAGCAGCATCTAAATTACGAGGATCTTTTAAATTATATTGGTGTGTCGTAGCAGTTCCTCCAACCATTGGATAAATGGCTTTCATTTTACTCCATAAACCATAAGATTTTAAATCATCAACTAAGGTATTAATTGCGCTTTTTTGCGTTGCGTCTGTTATTCCTGCGGCTAAAATAAATTTTTGCGCATCTGATAACCCTTTGCCCATCGAGCTAATTAAACTATAATACATATTAGGCTTCCTGATTTAATCCAACAACATCAAATTTAGTATCGGTTGCGTTCCATATACAACCTAAATACAAAGTCTTATTTATTACGGTTGTAGTTGGTAGTGTTATACCTAACGCTCTATAATTAGTACCATAAGCAATACTTCGAGCCGTTCCGTTATCTTTGATTCTAATCATTAAAGCCTGACCTTGTACCATTGTGCCTGTTGGATTTGCAATTGTTAAACCAGCAGCTTGAGCTGTAATAACTACCAAATCATTTGCGCTCGTTGGTGTAACCGTTGCCGAACTTGTAACGGTTTGAAGTCTTGGATTAATATCGGCTTTTGAGTCTATTTGTGTTTGGATTGAACTTGTAACTCCATCTAAATAACTAAATTCAGTATTTGAAACATTACCTCCATCAATTTTAGATGCATCAATTGCACTCGGTAACATTGCAGCCGTTATAGTTTTATTTTTCCATAACGAGGTACTATTTTCGTAAATCAATAAATCATTATCTGCAACAGTTGTAATAGTTACATCCTGCAAACCGTCTAATTTAAGAACTGGAACTACCGTTAAAGGTATTGGTAAAAATGACCTTACAGGAGTTGTACCGCCAAATTGAAACTCGTAGGTTGGATTTGAACCGCCCGAAATTCTATTACCGTAAAACTTTAAAACAATTCTATCCGTGCTTAAAAATATTCCGTCATTCCATAATGCAGTAGAAGAAAATTCTATATAAGTACCACTATCTAAAACGGGGATAGTATTGTCGCTTGTTGTTATTAGTGTTTCAGTTCCACCGCTTGTTCTCTTATAAACTTGAAAATAAAAAGATGCTGTTCCGCTCCCTGCTGTTCTTCTAATATTTCCTATAGTTGTAATATTAAATACTCCAGGATTACCAACAATAATATTTGCCGGAGTGGCTAAACTGCTTATTAATTGTGATGTTGTTGTGATTGCACCCGTGCTAATATCTACTGCGGTTGTATTATAATCAGTATCGGTAATTGAAGTAACCAATTTAACATATCCACCAATATCACTTGCTACATTTGTAGGGTATAAAATAACATTTGAAGGCAAATCATTTAACGAAATAAAATGAGATATTCCGTCATCACCATCATTTATTAAATCGCTTGTTTTGGTTGGAATATTTGGCTGTAATACCCAAACGGCTGCCGTACTTGTGTTATCGGTACAAACATATAAATCACCATCGTCTAAAATCCATCTACTACCAACTATAAAACCTTTTGCCACATCGTCTGTAGCAGCGGGTGTAGTTGTGAAATTGTGGCTTACTTCTCTAATAGTTGTGCCACCATCGCCCATAACATATAAACGACCAGCTTCCCACTTCAATTCGTAACCTACTGAACAAATTTGAGCGATACCATTTGCACCCCCATAACCTGCATCAATTGTACCTTTTCTTAATGTCGAAGTGTTATCTAATAGAACTCCAACTCCTGAAGAAAATTCTATGTTATTATCTGTAGTATTGCCTATATCGGTAACCGCTTGTAAACTTGAAGAACCTCCCGCAATTCCATATAACTCGGTAAAATTTGCATTTGCTTTTTGTTGCGAAGCTCTTAAAGTATCGCCTGTTCCGTCATTTGCCGCTGCTCCTACGTTAACTATTTGTTGTGCCATTTTTCTTTAAATATATTTGCAGTTTTTCAATTGTTTTTTTAGCTTCACGCTCTTTTTTACCAGTATCCGAAGTCGGTTTCGTTGTCATTATCGCTTTTGTTTCGTTTGTTTGTGTAGTCCATACCGTCATAATACCAATTACCAATACTTGATTTACGTGCAGGTGTTACAGTTCCAGATACATAAGAATAATATTCAGGTATTGTGTTAACTGCAAGCCATTTTTCCATACGTTGTAAGTACATTTCTGCCTTAGTCCTTTGATTTTCTACCAAAAAATCCACCTCATTTTTTTCTATTGCTGTCCCATTGCTTGGTGTATGTTTATATATTCCACCATTGCTAACGTGGTATGCTCCAATTTTAAGGTATTCTAAAGCGCTTTGATGAATTAAAAAAGGTTTAATATACTTTGTGTGCAATATTAAATAATTGCCAGCTAAAGTGTTAGCTTCAAAGTCATCTTTTATTTTCTCGTAAAGCGTTTCGCCTAAACATTCTTCCAACTTTGAAATTTGAGCGTCAATAATACAAAACTTGTACCTGTCTACATCGATATTCCCACCTAATAAAGTGCTTTCTGTTATCTCGTTATCGTTTAATAAAATTGTTTCCATTATCCTTGTGGGTTTAAAAATCCGTTGTTAGGCATATCATTTGGCATTTTTGCTACTAACGGGTCATTTTGTTCAAAGTTAGCTTCCTTTCTCAAAGAAGGATCTAACGCATTTAGTAATTCCCTTGCTTTTTTAGCACTAATTTTGTCGTTATTCTTTTTAATATAAATGTTTCTCATAAAAAAATGATGGCATCTGGGACCGCCCTTGTACAACCATACAGAATATTTATCAGCACCATTAGGACCGAATCCTTTATTAACTGCTTTATTACCCGCAGCAATTAAATCTTCTTTACGATACATTAAATTTGCTTGTATCATTTTACGACAAAATTCTCTTTGTGGTGTTGGATTACCTGCGTAAGAATAACGAATTTTAAATAAACTTGTATCCTGTTCACTATCTTTCATTGGAAAATTAGAAGGTGCATAAGCCAACTTAAAAGAAGTTTCTGAAATAGGGTCATCATTTTGCGCCTCTCTTGAATCAATTAACTCCCATTCATCCAAATCAATAGTTTCCCCTAACCCCATTAACTCATCGGCTAAAATGTCGTCTGTATGTTCGTGAGAATCTTGCTTTGATAGTTGCGTAGGTTGCTCGGTTGTGGTTTTAGGTCTTAATGGTATAAAATCCAAATCAATATTAAATCCGTTTTGATTTAAAACAAACATTAAAGCATCTAAAATTACCTCTTGTTTTGGTTGAATTACATTTAGCATCAATTCGTCAAAAGCTACTTGCATTTCGTCTGCATTATTTCCGAATCCTGTAGCGTCTTTTATACCGAATAAAATAGGTGATGTTACCCTATGCGATAACATTATTTTTTGCATAGCGTCAGCAGTCAAAAACTCGTACTGTTTGTGCGCATCACTTACAGTTAACGCTTCAATAGTTACGCTATTTTCTTTGTTATCATTGTAAGCCAAAACAAATTTACCTGCGTTTGTACTTCCTGCAAGGTTTTGTCTAAATGAATCAAAGATAGCTTTCTTTTGTTCTTCGGTTTTGTCTGCTCCATCGTTAAAATTAATAATATGACCAAAAGACAAACCATTTTTAATATGGTTAACAACAAAATTAGAGTATTCTTCTTCGAAAACAGCATAAGGCATACCACTTAAATAAGTAGGATCACTAAAATAAGTTTTTCCTACTTGGTAGTCTGAAATTATATAAATCGCTGAACCGTTTTTTATTGTATCAAAACCAAATGCAGGTATTGGAATAGGCTCGTATTTTCTTGGCTGTGAAAAATCTCTTGAATACCAATAGATTTTTACGTCCCCGTTTTCATCCATTTTATTAGGTACAATACAATTTTTAGGCGTATGCTTAATTTGCATTACATTACCGCCTTTAAAAATTATCTCGATACTTGCTTCGCCAAACAAAGAATAATCCTGACAAACGTTCTTTAAATCTTTTTTAGATAAGATTCTCAAAATATCCGCAAATTGGATAGCCTTTGTACTTTTTTGGTTTGAAGTTAAACCTTTGCCATAAATATATTGTGCATAAGCATCAATAATAGCTCTATTAGTTGCGCTTCCGTTATAACGGTCTATAATCTCTTGGTAAAAACTATTTTTGTCGCCGTTTAAAACAAAGTCTTTAGAAGCGCTTTCTTTTATTTCAGGTCGATTATAGTTTGCTAATTGTAAAATCTCTATACTCATATCGTTGTGGTTGCGTATGCTTTACCTCTGTAAAGTAAATTGTTAAAACTATCGTAAACCTCAAACTCATAACTTTGTCCCTCTGTCATTACTTGAGTAAATGTAGCAGTTAAATATCCACCCGTATTTGTACAAGTTAAAGCGTGGGAAGTTTCGGTTTGTCTTAATTCATTTCTTAAAATCATAGTAGCCGTAGTAACATAGTCACGTGGTATGATTTGTAATGTATGGACTGTATCTGTAGGATCAAATATCTTCATATTTATTAAACGTTTTTTTAGTGGTTTGGTATCAAAAAAAAAGCGTACCTATTAAAGTACGCTTTAAACAAAAACACTATGAAAAAAATATTATGCAGTAACTACTTGCGCTGAAACTAAAGCCAACAAAGCAGTTTTAGCAGCACCTGATAAGAATGGAGCAAAGTTATTATCTCTCGCCTCTAAAGCCAAAGTATAACCACTCGCTTCAGTACTCATAACTCCTGTAGTAGCTTCAAGTCCTGAATCAATACCTACAGCCTTAACGTTACCGTTATAATCGTGGATAAATGCTACAACTCTACCATAAAGTAAAGATTGCAATTCCACTTCAGTTTCTTTACCCAATTTAGGCAAAGTCAAAGCTAATGCTTGAACGATTTCAATAGTTCTGTTATCGTTATTTACAGTTGCAGTTTCAATTAATGAATTACCCGCACCTTTTACCTCATAACGAAAAACTTCAGCTAATCCAGCAGGTAAAGAAGCAATTTCCTGAGCCGATACCGTATAAGTATCGCCTGTATAAAGTCCAAAATCTACAAATCTAATTCCCGTTCTCGAATCTTTACACGGTAAAGTCCGACCTTTTAATATATCACAAGCCATATTTATATATTTTATTAAAAACCGCCCTAATTAAAGAGCGGTTTAAGTTATTGACTATCCTACGTAAAGAACGTTGAATTTTTGATTAACAACGTGAGCAGCAAGTGTCATATTGTTTTTCAAGAACATATCCTCACGGTTCAAAGCAATTTTATCTAACTGCATAACGTTAACATCTGAAGCTAGATCTGTAGCCCAAATCAAATGAGATTTCAAAGCAGCGATAACAACGTTTTCAGGTAATGGAACGAATTCACATTTTAAACCGTTAAAGTAAATGTTCTCATAAGCTGCATCAGCATCAAATGGCTTAGTGTAGTCAGTTGTAACGTTGTTAGCTTGTACAATCATTTGTTTTACCGAACGTGGCAAGTACAAAGATGGTTTTTCAGCAGCGTTCAAAGTAGCAGCAGGAATAGCAGCATAAACTTTGTCTAATTCAGCTTTTAAAACAGAAGCAGTTAAAGTAGTACCTGCAACTTTGATTCTTGTACCTACTCCTGCAGTTGCTGAAGCGTTAGAATCATTGTAAATCATTTTAACCAAAATACCATCTACTTGACTTGAAGCCAAAGCAGCAACTTTAGTTTTCTCAGCAGCACCTACTGAAGTATTAGCAGTTCCTGCAGTTAAAGCAGCTACAGCCGTTTTAGTTGCAGCAGTTGCACCATTCCAAAACTCATTTTCAAAAGCGTTAGAAATTTGTTTAGCGTATAAACCACCAATTACAAGTTGCTCGAATTCTGAACTCATGATTTCCCAAGCACCAGGCTTCATATCTCTTTTGAATCTTGAGAATCTCAAAGTGTTAGGGTCAAACTCTTGGTAAAATTGTACTTTTGTAGGTGTTACCGCTACATCAAATGCAGTTAAAGAACCTGCGCTTGTTGGAACTCCTGAAGTATAAGCTTGTAGAGTTGCAGTAGCAGTAGCTTCTGTAAAAATAGTTTCCGCTTTTACATCTTCTTCAAATGTTACTAAAGCTTTTGCAATAGTTGCGTTTTCAAATAATAATTCTTCTACGATAGGCTCTGCTGCCTTTCCTCTGTAGTTAACTGAATTGTAAGTAATTGCCATAATTTTTTATTTATTTTTTGTTAGTCTAAATTTTTCTAAAGCTGTCATTTCTTCAAATGATTTTTCTTTAGCGGGTTTGTTCTTTGTTAATGAAACGATTTCTTTTTGTTCTTCTAATTTAGCGGTAAAATCAGCTTTCAATTCAGCTTTCATAGCTTCCAATTGAGTACCGAATTCTTTAGCCAATTGGTAAAAAATCTCTTGCGTGTGTTTTTCACTTTTTACACCACCAACGCTTGGGCTTTCTTTTTCCATTTCGGTTTCCATTTCTTCTTCGGCTTCTTCTGCTTTTGCTTCTGACAATTCAGAAACCAAACCTTGTGCAACGGTTAAAGTCATACCATTTTCAAGGATATACTCGCCATCAGGTAACGGCATAACATCGCCATTCTCATTTTGGATAGTTAGCGGCATTCCTACTGCTAAAGTATCGCCCTCAAAGTCAATCGTCAAAGATTGGTCTTGAGTCATAACGCTACCAAGTACAATTTCTTCTTTCTTAATTAGAGAGGCGAAACCATCCTTTATAGCGGTCAAAATTAAATCTACATTCATATTCTCGGTTTTTAAATTAATACGTTCTAAGTCGAAAAAGCCATCTATTGAAAATCCTTTCACTTTTCCTGTCTTTACAAAGTCATTCCAAATCTCATCGTTATTTACTTTCATACTTGCGAACCAAGTTCCTACTGGCTCATTCATTCCGTATTTAACAGACTTATCGTTTACCTCATCTTCTTTGATCCAACTTTCAACAAAAGTTACATCCTTAAGTTTTTGCTCGTTGTCGTGTTCTAATGTCGAAGCGTTTTGGTAACCTTGTTCAAAAAAGTTTTCCATAGACAAACGAATAGTTTCAGCAGGGAAAACGATGTTAAACTCTTTACCATTTTGGTTGCGGTAAATAGGTTTATTTGGAATTAATACCGCACCTAAAAGAATCCTTTTTTCATTGTCGATAGCTTTTAATTGAATCTCTTTTTGTTCGCTTAATGCTATAAAATTGGACTCCATTGCAGGACTTTCTACAAGTGAAATACCGAATACTCCTTCGGTTTCTTCTTTTTTGAATATTACGGTGTAAGTTTCCAAATTAGAACTCATTTACTTTATCAATAGTATCGCTGGTCATTTGCCAAATCTTATTAATATCATTATAACCAGGTATAGTGCTTGGATTAATACCTAATTCTTTTGCTTTTGCTTCAACGTTATTAATTAATTTTTGCTGTGTATTTAAAACGCTTTTTGCTCCATTAGATTCTGTTTGCATAGCCTTATAAGACGTTTGGTAATTAGCTATAGATTTATCTACCGCACTTTTAGCCGATTCTAAAAAACTTACACCTGCTTTTAAATCATCTGATAATGCCAACTCAAATTTAATTCCTTTAATACTTCCCATAATTATATATATTTAATAGTTTAACGTTTTATTTATTTTTTGGTATCATTAACCTCCAAAAGTAGCGGTCTTTACTCTATTTCTGTCAAGTGCTTGGCTTGTTGTAACTGCGGAACTCACTACAAAAGCTTCTATTGGTCTGTTTTGTTGTCCTGCGATCGTTTGCGCAAGTTGGTTTGTTCCGCTTTGCCCTACTATGTTAAATTGTGGTGGTGCTGGTGCTTGACCTCCTCCGCTACCAACATTAGCAGAACTTCCACCCGCTCCTCCACCACCTAAAGCAGATAATGCTTTTGATGTTGCAGCAATATTAGCAGCTATACCAATACCCGCACTAACGGTATTTAGTACTTTTTTAGTTGCAAGATAACCAGCACCCGCTGGACCCATTAAAGCAGAGGCGGCTAAATCAGCAGCGTTAGCCGCTTGCGTACTTGTAACAATTCTAGCTATACCTGCTGCACTTTCCGCAATCATTAAACCTTTCTGCAATGCTTTGTTTTTACCCGCTAATTCTTTAGCTAATGCAATACCGTTAGAAATATTGTCTAAGGTTGCTTGTTGGATATCTCTTTTACCCTCAGCAATAGCTTTTTCCTGTTCTAATATTTTATCTTTTGTTTCTTTAGCGTTAACGACTAAAGCATTATCAATTTCTTGCTTTTTACTTTTATATTCTAATTCTGCATCTACTCGAGATTGAGTTCCAATAACTGCGGAATCTATTTTAGCTTGTAATCTTTCAAGTTCAATTCTTTTTTCTTCTTCTAAATTTTTTCTTTGATTTTCTAGCTTTTTTAATTCATTAGTTTCTAATGATTCATCAAATTTCTTTTGTTCAATAGCTAAATTATTTAAACCCTCAATTTCAGCTTGTCCTAAAGCTATTTTCTCTTTTTGTAGAGAAATGCTATTTGATATCTGTTCGCTTCGTAATCCCTCAATTTGAGCAAGTACACCCTCTTTATTAGCTAAAGCATCAGTAACAGCAGCTTGGTTCTCTATGCTTTTATTCATAGCGTAAGTAGCTTTTGCTGCTTGGACTTGTAAATTAGCTTGTGCTAACATTGCCGCTTGTTGTTTTTCTAATACAACTTTTAATTTATCATTAGCTTTTATTCTATCTTCAATAGATAATAAATCATTATCTCTTATTTGCCTTAATTTTTCGGCTTGTCTATCGTATTGTTCGACTAATCTACCTTGCTCGGCTGATGCAAGTATAGCGGAATTTTGTAATTTTATATTGGCTTCGGATGCTTTAAATGTTTTTACCGCATAATTACCAATTGCATCAGCAGCATCTACAATAGCTTTTTTACCTCTATCAAATGTATTATTAACACCTGTTAAGATATCAATAGATTCTTTACCTGCTTGTTTAACAGATTCCATTGCACCAGCAAAATCTCCCTCAAATACTTTTTTTAATGCACTACCTAAATAACCTATTGTGTCTAAAAATGAATTAAATCTTTCAATTAAATTTTCTTTAATTAAATCTCCAAATTTTTCTAAATATTTTGTTGGATTCTCAAATACATCTTTAAAAATTTTAATAACAGACGGAAAACTATCCACTACAAAGCCAATCAAATCATTAAACGCAATAGATAAAGCACCAATAGCCGTATTAAATAAATCTACTACTTTTTGATTTTTACCTAATACTTCTTTAAACATATTAAAGGCTTCCATAACCAAGCCAATACCGATAGCTTTAACCGCCAAACCCATACCTTTGAAGCCTTCAGATAAAGACTTAACACCGCCTTCAGCATTTTGCGTTGATTTTTTTATGCTTTTAATTTCTTCAGCGGTATCCTCAAAACTTGAGTTTAATTTCTTAACATCTTTGGCAACGCTATCTAAATTATTTTCTACTTTTAAATTAATTATTTTCTCGATTGCCATTCTCTTTTTATTTTTTTAGTTGCTTTTTTAAATGTTTTCGGTAGTTCATATTTACCCTTTGCAATATCTATATTTTCGCTACAATTAAGCCACTCGTGTAATTGTAATAATTCTAAAACCGCTTTTATCATTGTGTTATTATTAAGTCAAAATTAACTCCTCCAATTATATAACGTAAAGTCCCCGACCTGGTCGCTCCTGCATTTGCATTTACAGTAACCATTGTATATTCTGATTTATCGCCTATTGTTTTATCACAACTAAACCACGAAACCCCATCTCCTGTATCTATTTTAACTACCGACCAATTTGTATTAGCATTTACTTTTACCTCAAAATACTCTTTAACGTTTGTACTCGTGTAAGTTGTTCGGCTTATAC